CGAAGTCGTCGCAACTCCACTCGAAGAAGATGAAGGACTAGAATCCGAGGGCAACGATGGAGACTAGAAACTACGACGCCACGCTCGAACTACGAGCCGACGGCGACGGACGAACCGTCGTCGGAATTGCCGTCCCCTACGACGTCGAGCAGCGCATCGGCTCGAACCTCGTCGAAGTATTCCGAAAGGGCGTCTTCCGTAACGTCACCCGGGCCGCTAACCGCGTGAAACTTCTCTATCAGCACAAGACCGACGCCCCGATCGGTCGGGCCGTCATGCTCGAAGAACGCGAAGAAGGCCTATACGGAGAGTTCCGCATCTCCAAGACCGAAGCCGGAGACGAAGCGCTCGAACTCATCCGGGACGGCGTCCTCTCGAACCTCTCCGTCGGCTTCCAACCGCTCGAAGATAAGAAGGTCGGCGGAGTCGTCAACCGGATGAAAGAGCATCTGGCCGAAGTCTCCCTCGTCACATTCGGAGCGTATGGTGACGCCGCGAACATCGTCGCAGTCCGTCAAGAGATCGAGAAACCGAACCTTGCCTCGATCGAAGCGATCGTAGCGAAGGTTCGCAAATGATCTCGCAGAACTACGACATCACGTCGACGAGGCAACTCGTCGTCGCGGGAGAGAATCAGAATCGCACCGTCTATCTCCAAATCGTAGGGAACTCGACCGTCTACGTCGGCGGATCGGGCGTCACGTCGTCCCTCGGCGTCCCATACGAGAAACACTCCTCGCCGCATACCGTCTTCGTTCCGATAAACGAAGAAATCTACGCAGTATGCGCGGACGGAGTCACCGAATCGCTACGAGTGTTGACACCGAGACTCGACTAGCCGTCGTGCCGTGGAGGATCGAAACTAATCATCCGGACTGCGGCGGATACGCCGTAGTAAAGGAAGACGACGGCTCTCTCGAAGGTTGCCACCGCACCCGCCGCGAGGCGCTCGCACAACTCGCCGCGCTCAACATCGCCGAAGCCGACCGCGCCGAAGAGCGGCAAGAAGGTTACGCACCGAATGACGGAATGGTGAGCGAAGCCCGTCGAGGCCTCGAATGGCGAGCGACCTACGGTCGAGGCGGAACCGAAGTCGGTGTCGCCCGGGCGCGAGACATCGTCAACCGACGCAACCTCTCACGAACGACCGTCGGACGCATGGCTTCCTACTTCGCACGTCACGAAGTCGACAAAGACGGCGAAGGATTCCGACCCGGTGAACCCGGCTATCCGTCCGCCGGACGTATCGCGTGGGCGCTATGGGGCGGAGACGCCGGGAAAGCGTGGGCGAATGCGATCCTTCGAGAGTTCCGCACGTTGACGAACGAGAACGACGTCCGCTAGTATCTTCCTAACCGCACCCTCGGCCACCACGAGCGCACCTCCCAGATGGGACACCCGCTCCGGAGAGCAGCGAGCACCCGGAGAGCAACATCAGCAACGACCCAACAAGGACTAAACCGTGAACTCATTCCTTAGCCGCCTCCACGAGCAGCGCTCGCAGAAGGCCGACCTCATCGACGCGACCCTCAACCGGGCCGCAGAAGAGAACCGCGACATCACCGACGTAGAAACGGCGAATGTCGCCGCTCTCGCGAAGGAGATCGAAAAACTCGACGAGCGCATCGCGCAAGTCACCGACATCGAAACCCGCAAGGCCGCAGCCGCAGAAATGGCAAAGCGCGTCGACGGTTCAACCTCGGAAGCCCGCGCAGCGTCACCCGCTCGCGTCACCCGCGAAGAGCGCACCTACCGCCCAGACGGTGAGCACTCGTTCATCCGGGACGCATTCGCCGCCCAAATCAACGGCGACTTCGACGCCCGCGAGCGCATCTCCCGCCACATGAGCGAAGAGAAGATCGAGAAGCGCGACGTCGGCACGGCCGCATTCGCCGGACTCGTCGTCCCTCAGTTCCTCACCGACCTCGCAGCACCTTACGCCCGCGCAGGCCGTCCAGTCGCCGATCGAGTTCGCAAGCACTCACTCCCCGCTAACGGGATGACGCTCTCGATCTCGAAGGTCACGACCGGAAGCGCCGTCGCCGAGCAGACCGAAGGTTCCGCCGTCCAAGAAACGAACATGGACGACACGAAACTCGATATCTCGGTGAAGACGATCGCAGGTCAGCAGAACGTCAGCCGTCAAGCGCTGGAGCGTGGAACCGGGATCGACTCCCTCGTCATGGCCGACCTCGCGTCTGCCTACCACACACTCCTCGACTCGAACGTCGTCGCCGAGATCGTCTCGTCGGCCGGGCAGTCCGTCACCTACACCGACGCCAGCCCAACGGTTGCGGAGTTGTACCCCAAGTTGCTGGACGCCGTTCAGAAGGTTCAGACGACATTCTTCGGCGGCCCGAACGTCATCATCTGCCACCCACGACGCCTCGCGTTCGTGCTCGCGGCCGTTGACTCGACGAACCGTCCTCTCGCAGTCCCAGCGCCGAACGGCCCGATGAACGCGGTCGCAACCGGAGCAGGCTCCGTCCAGTACGGCAACTCGGGCTACTCGATCGCCGGACTTCCGGTCATTACCGACGCCAACGTCGCAACGAACCTCGGAGACGGCACGAACGAAGACGTGATCCTCGTCGGCAACCTCCAAGAGGCGCACCTCTGGGAGAGCAACGGATCGCCGTTCATGCTCCGTTTCGAGGACGTGAAGTCGGCCGAGTTGGAAGTGAAGATGGTCGTCTACGGATACGCCGCGTACACCGCGAACCGTTATCCGAATGCATGGGCCAAGATCACCGGAACTGGCCTCGTCACTCCGACGTTCTAACTCGTAGGCCTGCGGAAGGCTCGGATCGGATAGCGGCATGATCCGAGTCTCCGCAGGTCATAGAACGACCTCAGTAGTTACGAAGACTTCGTCCCGGCTGGGCATCCCCGACGCTCCGTTCGCCTCCTTACGTCCGAGCGTCTCGGATGATCCGCTTCCCGGCCGGGGCGATTCATCTCCAAAGAAGCGGAAGAGAAAGAAGTCCTAGACATGGCGATTACGAACGGCTATACGACGCTCGCCGCGTTTCAGGCATACGCCAACATGAGCACCATCACGGCGGACGAGACGACCACGATCGAGCAAGCGATCGAAGCCGCGTCCCGGACGATCGACCGGATCGCTAACCGTCGGTTCTGGATGGATACGAACGCGACCGCCCGTCTCTACCGGACTACCGACTTCTACACGCTCTTCGTCGACGACATCGGCTCCACGGACGACCTCGAAGTCGCATTCGACGCCACCGGAAACGGAAACTACACGGACGTCCTCGCCCTAAATACCGACTACATTCTCGACCCGATCACCGCTCCCCAGCAGCAACGGCCATACACGCAAGTAACGATCGTAGGCTCCGACCTCTTCCCTCTGCCGATCTCACGTCGACCCCAAGTCCAAGTCACCGCAAAGTATGGATGGTACAACGGGACGCCACCGGATGACGTCGTCGAAGCCTGCCTCATCCTCTCAGCGGACTACGTCAAGCGGGCGTCATCGGTCGGCGGAGTGCTCGGCCTCTCAGAACTCGGCGCTATCCGCATGAGTCCCCTCGGACGAGACATCTCGGCGATCGTCCGGGCGTACCGTCGCGAGGTCGTCGCGTGACGCCGTCCACCGTTCGCGACAAGATGAAACTCGCCCTCGACATCACGGGCCTGCGCGTCTACGACACCATCCCCGAGAACATCATCCCACCCGCCGCAGTCGTCGGAAACCTCTCGATCGACTGGGACTTGGTCATGAAACGCGGAGCAGATACCGCGAACCTTGACGTCACCGTCATCGCCGGACGGATGAGCGACCGGGCCGCGCAGGACTACCTCGACGGCCTTCTCACCGCCACCGGAACGAACTCGATCAAGACCAAGATCGAAGCCGATCAAACTCTCGGAGGTTCCGTCTCGTCCATTCGATGCCTCCGAGCGTCCCCGCTCTCCGTTACCGTCTCCGGCGTCGAGATGCTCGCCTACCGCTTCGAGGTAGTGTGCTACGGATGAAGAAGTTCCGCGTCACCTCTCGACGTCTCTACGGCTTCGCCGAAGGGGACATCGTCTCGGCGGACGGCCTGCGACTCTGCGGAGTCGATCTCGACCGGGCGCGAGCGAAGAATCTCATCGCAGAAATCGGCTACGATGAACCCCGAAAGCATAAAGGCGCTCGCAAGGACGCCTCCGACTCAGACAAGGACTAAACTCAACCTATGGCCACCGCAACATTCCTCGGAGCAGCCGCCGTGTTCACCGTCGACTCGGTGGACTTGGCCGACCAACTCGTGAACATCTCGATGACGAAGACCGTCGACGCCCTCGAAAGCACGAGCCTCAAGGACACCGCTCGCGCATTCGTAGCGGGCCTCGAATCGTCGGAGACTACGTTCACCGTCCTCGGTTCGTTCGCAACGGGTGAAGCCGTCCAGTCGATCTTCGGCGACGTAGGTTCGTCGGTGACGATCGTCTTCGAGCCTCTTACCGCAGCACCCGGAGCCTCCTCACCTCGTTACACGCACACCGGAGCATTCCTCGCATCCGCCCCGGTCGTCGTGAACGTCGGAGAACTCGTCCAAGTAACCGCCACCTACACGGGCGGCTCGATCGCGCAGGCGGTGGCCTAAACGATGCTCGACATCTCCGTCACAATAAAGCGGAAAGACGGAACGCAAGAGACGTTCCCCGTCTACGCGGACTCCCAAATCGCGTTCGAGCGATGGGCGAAGACATCCATCTCCGCCGCATTCGATCCCAACGGTCAGCCGAAGATGGAATCTCTCTACTATCTCGCATGGCTTGCGGAAAAAAACTCCGGCGCGATCGTAAAAACCTTCGACGAATGGGTGAAAAATGTTGCGGCCGTCGGTCACGAGGACGGCCCGGGAAACTAGTCATCCCCGGCGGCGGGGTAGCGGCGGAAATTGCAACGCTCGCGCTGGTAACGAAACTCGATCCGGTGTCGCTCATGCGAACACCTCCGGACGTCATTCGAGCGCTCTACGATGGGATGAGAAAACTCAACGAACGGAGACGCTCGAAACATGGCTAGTACTGGCACGTTCGGTTATCGCCTCAGCCCCGATTCTCCCGGAGCCGTCCGAATCGAGAATCTTTCGGCTACGCAACGCGACCTCCGCAAATTAGGAGGCGACCTTGATCTCGTCAAAGGTGAGTTCCTCTCAACGAACCGAAAAGTCGCCGAACTAGTTATCGACGGATCAAAAAAATACGTTCCGGTACTTACCGGGGCGCTCGCGGAATCCATCCGAAACGCTTCGACGAAGAAATCGGCAAAGGTTCGCGTCGGCGACCGATCGAACGTACCCTACGCGGGGCCGATTCACTTCGGCTGGCCAGCCCGCCGAATCAAGCCGCAGTCATTCATCTACGAGGCCACCGACCAACGTCGAAGCGACGTCGCAAAACTCTACGCCGAACGAATCACCCAAATACGATTCAAGTACGGTTTATAAGTTATGTCTAAGCCAATAACGATCTCCATCGTTGGAAATGCTGGCCCACTAAAAAAGAGCCTAAAAGAGTCCGAAGACGCCCTCGGCAAGTTCGGAAACACCGCGAAAAAACTCGGTATCGCGGCAGCCGCCGGACTTGGCGCCGCAGCCGCCGGAATCGGTGTCGCAATAGGCAAGGCGTCCGACCTAAACGAAACGATCTCTAAAGCCGGAGTCATCTTCGGAGACGCCGATAAGGAGATTCAGAAGTTCGCAAAGGGGGCGGCAGCGAGCCTCGGCCAGTCCCGCAAGCAAGCCCTCGACGCGGCTGCGACGTTCGGCATCTTCGGCAAATCCGCAGGACTTGCGGGGAAAGATCTTTCAGACTTCTCGATCGACTTCACGAAACTCGCCTCCGATCTTGCGTCGTTCAACAATACGTCGCCGGAAGACGCAATAAATGCGATCGGAGCAGCGCTACGCGGAGAGTCGGAACCGTTACGCCGCTACGGAGTGCTACTAAACGACGCCTCCCTAAAACAAGCGGCGCTATCCCTCGGAATCTACGACGGAAACGGCGCTCTAACCGCGCAGCAAAAAGTCCTTGCCGCGCAAAAGGTAATCTTCGAGCAGACCACCGACGCACAAGGCGACTTTGCCCGCACTTCTGACGGCCTCGCTAACTCAACTCGCATTCTGAAGGCACAACTCGAAGACGCGATTACGACACTCGGCCAAGCCTTCCTCCCGATAGCGGTCAAGATAGCCGCATTCGCTAAAGATACGTTTATTCCAGTCATAGAGAAACTCACCGAAGCATTCTCGAAGGACGGACTAAAAGGAGTTCTCACACTCTCGACCGACGCGATGCTTCGTTTCTACGACGAGGCCTCGACACTCACGAAAACGGTTATTGCGTCAACTATTGCGATCTCCGGAATGTATGCGGCCCTAAAGACGCTTACGTTTATACAAACCGTTACGACGTTAGTAAAAGGGCTAACCGTAGCCGTGAATGCTGCGACCGTTTCAATGGCCGGATTCCAGACGACGGCGCTCGGAATGGCAAAGACCGTCGGATTAGTGTTCGCGGCGGTTGCGTTCTCCGTTGACCAACTTCTCGCAGATAACGCCTTCGCGGGTAAGCGGCTCATGGAATCGGTCGCCCAATTCGCGAACGTAATCATCGCTGGAATTGAATCGGTCTTCAATAGCGCCGTCCAATGGGTAAATCTTCTGAACAAGGCCGCTAACGCCCTCGTCCCGGGCGATCCGTTCCCAATGCTGGATCCGGTAAAGTTCGGGCGTATCCGCGAAGATTACGGCTCAATGGGCGCATTCCCGACACCGACGAAAGTCGCTCCGAGACTCGTTATTCCGAGTATCGAACCGCGAACGTCGGCTCCGGTGATTCCGGCTCCGGTGATCGTTCCCGCAGCCGGAGACATCTCGGGCGGCGGCGGAGGCGGCGGCCGTGGATCGACTCGCGCTGCAAATGAAGCGCGAACCGTTATCGCGCCGACTGAAGGCTTCATCGCGGCTGGAGAATCTGCGGCCCAAATCGGCTTCGCCGGAATTGATCTATCCGGTTTTGACTTCATGGCACAAGACCAACGAATCCTCCCCGACACGGTGAACATCACCGTGAACACGGTCAGCGCGGACGCGAATCTTCCGAACCTCATCGTCGACGCCCTCCAGCAGTACAACCTCGTATCGGGGCCGTTAGACGTTCAGATAGCAGTCTGAGCCATGCCAGCGAACATCGTTACGGGTGGAACGCTCACCGTAGAACTCGACGTCGGCTTCGGAGACGGCTTCACACTCGACGACACCCAGCAAGGCCTCCTAGACGGCGTCTATCCGCTCGACGGCGTTGACCAGTTCGCCGAGATCGACGTCGTCTCCGTTCAGATAGAACGCGGCAAGAAATCACCGCTCGACTCCATCGCACCCGGTAGGGCCGTCATCGTCGCCCGGGACACGACCCGAGCCTTCGACCCGTACAACACCGCGAGCGTCTATTGGGACGAGTTCGACGACACTCCCGGCCTCTCCCCACTCCGCCAAGTACGCATAACCCGAAACTCTGACGTCATCTTCCGAGGCCGCGTCGTCGACTTCACCTATGACTACGTCGGCCCGAAACAAATCCCACAAGTGACGATCATCTGCGCGGACGACCTCTTCATCCTCGCGAACTCGTTCCTCTCAGCGTTCACCCCATCCGCCGAACTC